CTTTTTAACGACAAGGTTTTATTTTAAGTCATTAAAGCCGATTAACGCCCGAACAAGGCGCGATCGCGCTTTCAGGTAGGGGAGTACGTGCTCAGGGCGTTATCGCGCCTAGCGTGTCGTTATCGCGGTGCATGGGCTTGTGTGTCGTTATCGGCGCATGGCGTGCATGTGCATAACTAAGGCGGAAACGACAAAACCGGGGTTTTCTGGGGGTCGAGGGCAGCGCATGCCTGGAATCGTCAACCCGTGGCCGGTCAGTGTCGTTAAGGGCGTGCGGGGGGTTTGGAAATAACGACAAACCCGATACACTAGAGGCCATGCTGCGCAGTGCGGCTAACTTGAAAGGAACTGAACATGCTTAACAAACTTGAAACTATCGCCCTGGGTGCATGCTTTGCACTGATCGGGCTCATGACAATAACGATGTTTGCTTGCGCTATCGCCACAATCTAACCATTCACTTCAAAGGAGATGACCATGAATAGCGCCGCCCAAACACAAGACACCCGCGAAGCCCAGTTAGCCGCCCTTGCCGCTAAGCACGCTAAGGAAATAGAGAAACTGCGAGCCGAGCAGAAAGCCGCTGAGGCTTTGCCCGATATCCCCGGCGCGTCCTTGCACATGGTGCACGGGAAGCTGTACGGGGTGAGGCACTTCGCGCTGCATGTTCTGGACATGTCCGCCGTGCTCGACTTTATGCAAGCCCATGCGCTCCCCGTTTTCGCATGGAAAGGACGTTATGCGGGCATGTATCCGGTGCGGCCCGAAACCCGGGACTGGGTGGACGCGATACAAGGGGCGGAGGGTGTCGCCGTTATTAGCTGTGAAAGGGCGTTACGGTACCAGTCAAGCGGCGGCACCGTGTCATTCTTTATCCGCGACTTGAATGGCGACATTGTGGAACTGTCTTTTGAATCTGGCGGGTATGACTGGGGCAACAAAGCCCGCCAAAAAACCCGCCTTGCGCATAGTCTGGCCCCGGTGCCCCAGTACCGCCGGGACATAACCCGGCATTCACGGTCTAACCGCCCCCTTGAGGGCTACGCAAAAACCGGGGCAGGTGTTGCGCAGCACCTGAGCCACCACACAGACTGCCAAGGGGCGAACCTGAAAACCCTTTGCACCATGGACCAAGTGCGCGAATACTGGACGGCGGAATAACACCATGAAAGCCAAAATTAAAACCAGCGAACTGACAGGCGCCGCTCTTGATTGGGCGGTGGCGAAGTGTGAAGGGGATGATTACAGAGCCGTAACCGAATACAACGGCATTGGACATGAATTCCCCCCTACCAATTACTCTACCGACTGGGCACAAGGTGGCCCGATCATTGAGCGTAATAGGATCACATGGAGCGGACAATCTGCTCGAATTTGTAAATACTTTGGCGGCCATACTTGGCAAAATTTTGAGGAATTCGGCACAACACCCCTGATCGCGGCCATGCGCTGCTACGTGGCCAGCAAGCTAGGTGATGAAGTGGAAGTTCCAAAGGATCTCGCAGCATGAAAACTAAAACCTGGGAACTGCTGGATATTGCCGTGTGTGTCGCGCTTATCGCGGCGCCTTTTGTTTTTTACTTTTGGAACATGAAGCCATGATGCAATACACCTCTACAACGGGCGCCTATCTCATAACGTCACACGGTAACGGCTGGGCATACGAAATAACGGAACAGTCAACGGGCCGGTCCCTGTGGTTTCAGGATAACGACGCGACAACACTGGAAGCCGAAACCGATAACTTGGAAAACGATGCCCGTATCGGGGACTATTTTGATCTGTTGGAGGATTGAACCATGAAGATCAGAGAATTTAAAAACGGCGCATGCACTATATTTGAGCGCATGCCAGTCTCGGGCATGTACATTGTGATATGTCGCGGGCCAAATGGGCAGATTCTGGACCGCATGCGGTGCGACTCATACCGTATGGCGTGCGGGTACCTTAAAGCCTTTAACCGACTGGCAAAGGGGGCATAACATGAAGAATTTTCTAACTTACCGCGAAGCTATGCGCTTTATCCGTAACGCCGGACTGACCGCAAAGCCCATAAAGAGGACTGTCTGGTTAGGGCAATTCGGTGAGACCCCGGTTTGGTCGGTTCGCATAGACTGACACACGCACAATCTACCGCCTAACCCCAGGCGTAAAACGGGAAAAGCCTAGGGGCCTTGTCTGGAAACGGATAAGGCCCCTAGGCTTTTTTGCGTTTCCAGACAAGGCCCGCCAATGGTTCGCCAATGGTTCGCCAATGGTTCGCCAATGGTTCGCCAATGGTTCGCCAATGGTTCGCCAGTACATGGGCAGCAACATAAAACCCGAGTGTCTGGTGTTGCTTTAACGCTGAAATTGTAACAGTCCGGGTTTTATTTGTGCGACTGGCGATAAATCCCGGGCCATGGATAAAAACCACGGCGGGGCGCTTTATCGGGCTTTTGGCGGGTTTTTATCGCGGGTAAGGGGTAAGGCACGGTCAAATGCTTTCAGGCCTTGTAGGGGGTTTTATCGGGTCGGGCCAAAAACGGCCGGCAGCGCCAGCGATCCGGCATTGAACTGTACTACTCTGGTTTTCAGACTGGCGGGCCGGTAGTACTGGCGGGTGTAGTTCTGTAGTACGGCGGTACGCCATTCGGCGGTCGTGTAGTACTTCGGTACTCAGTTAATATCCCATAGGGGGCCGACCCCCCACCCGGGATTTTTTGAAAAAATTTAAAACCATCTTTCCAATTCCACAGAGGTTTTTATTTCTGATCGCCGGGGAATTTCTCTGACAAATTTTTTGTCGTCATCACGTAGCCGTAATCCGCTTCCACGTACTCGACCAAACCATTGGCCGTCCAGTGCTGGATAACGCCCTTGCTCTCCTCAATCGTCTTGAGGGTATGACAGCTATGGCACAGCCCTTGAAACAGATTGGCCATGAATCTGCCCTGATCGCGGCGATGTGGGAATACGTGGTCGATATGCGCCGTTTGCGTAACGCGCCCTTCGCACAGGCACCGGGCACACAGCGGGTGCAGTGACCTCTGTTGTTCCCGGGTTGCCTTCCACTTGGCTGAGTTGTACAGCTTGGCGTTCTCACGGGTTTTATCCGTAGGGCCACCGCCATGCTCCACGCAATACCCGCTGCGAAACGTTTTTGGGTTCTTGCAGCCCAAAATACTGCAAATTCGATGGTCCGGTACTGACGGCATTTCTGATCCTTTCAGGTGCTACCAAATCGTTGTCGTTAAAGGGTCCGTTTTTGCCCTGTTTTTCGAGTGCTACCGTGGAACTTATTTTCTCCGGTGCTACCAAGTGCTACCAGACCGTCCGGTATCACCTGCAACCCGCATGGTTACGTGGTTTTCGGGCCGTGGGTGGTTCTACCAATCCCCCTAAAGGGATGTTGGTAGCACCACCACCACTTCAGGTGCTACCAAGTGCTACTGGTAGCACCCGGGTAGCACCCGGTAGCACCTGATTTTTGGGCCTTTTAAAGACCATTTTTTGCCTCTTTTTTGAGCAATTTCAGGTATGCGCGCCCGTTTTTGTTGAGTTCATGCAAACGGCTGCGATTCGGGCCTTCGGACATCTCCACATAGTCCTGATCGACGCACCACTGCAAAACCTCTTTGACGACTTGGGGCTTGGCATTCATCTCATGGCCCACGAAGTTCTGGGAAACGGGCTGGTTGGCCTCAGACAGGATTTCCAGAGCCCTTGGCACCAGCATGAGCATCTTGCGCTGTGCGGCCTCACGCTTTTGCTGCTCACGCGCTTCCTGCGCTTCCTCGGCGCTCAGGCGAACCACATCCGCGCGGGGTATCAGCAATGCGCCTTTGCGCTCAAACACCTGCACGCCCATGGAGCCCGAGTAGTTGTGCTTTGTGTGCTTGGCCACAAGATAACGACTAACCGTATCATGGTCACTCGGCAAGCCGTAAGTCGGAGCATCGTGAATGGGCATGCTCACAACCGTCATGACCGAACGAGCGTTATCACTGAACGACGAAGCACCCCTCAGCGACCCGCTTGTCACATCATCCAGCGACGAGTTTGCACCGCCCTTGTTCATGTGGTGCAGCACGACCACCGCGCAGCCTGCGTGCTTGGCAATCTGCGTCAGTATCCGCATGTACTCGGCCATGTCAGCCACATCGTTCTCGGCTAACTGGTGCGTGTATACAGCGGGGTCCAGGCACAGCAGCTTGATGCCCCGCGACTTCACGTAGTCGATAAGCCACTCAACCCTTTGCGTCCTTTGTGCAGGCGAATACCTGTCCGGCTTTACCGCCAAAAGCCATGCAGCAGCGTTATCGTCAGCAGCGTACACACGCAGATTACGACGAATCGACGAATCCACGTCATACAGCATGTCAAAAGTTCCGTCATCAACATTCCTAAGCTCATTGGCGAGGGTGTTGATTCGCTTGTGAAGTTCTTGCTTGTCGTCTTCATAACTCACATACAGGGATTTAAGAACGCCCTCGGGCTTGAAGCCTGCCCACGCCTGCCCCATCGCCGCATAAGTCAAAACGTGCAGCATCATCATGGACTTGGACACCCCGCCCGGGCCTGCCAGCACAGTCACCTTCCCGACTGGCGCAAACTTCTCGATTGCCCACTCACGCGGTACAGGCTGTGTGTCCAGTAGTTGTCCAATGTCGGCCAGCTTATCGAAAGCATCGGGATCGTCCAAGACACCCGCCTCGGCCTGCTGATCCTCCGTGATGTGGCCGGCGTCTTTAAGATACCTAACCAGTGAGGCGATGGTGAGATGAGGCTTGCCGTCAACATCAGGCACAGTATCAAAGCACTTGACCGCAGCTTTCGGGTTGCCGTCAAAGTGAGCCTCGTAGTAAACCGTTTGTGTTTCATTGACCAGTCCGTGTTCGTCTGAGAAGGGGCATGTGATGAAGTGCATGCCGGGGTGGCGCTTGTTGGGCTTGAGATAAAGCCCAGCGGCCTTGATGGCTTGCAAGATAAAGTCCGGGCGCTCATCCGGGATGTCCGCTGGCCCATCCTTCTTGGGCTTGTCCGGCATCTCGATCTCGTCCGGAATATCGGCAGGCGCTTTCTTGACCACGCGACTCCAGACTTTGCCCTCAACAAACTCCTGATAGAAGGACATGCCCTTGAGCATGGTCGGCAGGAACATGGCCTGCGACAGCACGTAGGACTCAGGAGCGCACCACTGTTCTATGCCCAGCTTCTTCGCAGCGGCCAGCGTGGAGGCTTTGAGGGCTTCACCCATGTCGTACTCGTTGCTGCGCTCTATGGGCTTGCCAAGGGGCAGGACGACACGGTATCGCGGGCGGTCTGGCGTATGGGAGATGGAGGTGTAGACCCAGCCGCAGCCGCCGAGTTCTTCCAGCTTGGCCGCGATCTCCTGCGGCGGGGGAGGGGCTGCGCCAGCGATGTCGGATTGCTCGATGTCGAGGGTGATGAGCGTTCGGGTCTTGATGGACTCGTCGCTGCGCTTGTGGTCTGAGAACTCACCGCCGACGAAGTACGGCAGAGCCTTTTTGACGCCGTAGCGCAGTTGCTTGTCGCCGTTGTGGTACTCGATGGCCGTGAGGTCGAGTTGCAGCGGCTTGTTGAAACGGTCGTAAAGGTCTTTAAGCGTTGCGTCGTTATCTGAGGACTTGACGCGCTTGTTGACCACGCCACCCGATGTGACGTAGCTGAAGGGATTACTGGTCATGGGTTTTCACACTCCGGTCTTTATAGTAGGACGGACATTCTGCCACAGAAAGATGCGGTGCAGTCTTACGGTATTGGTGGTATGATGGCCCCCGTGCGTCAGTCGTCAGGGCTGTCTCCAAGGTTCCTTTCACACTCCTGTTGGCCTTGGCGATTGGCGCACACCTTGATTGGAAGACTCATCCTCACAACCCGCTTCGGCGGGTTCTTTTTTGTCTGGTCGATAAAAATTTGTAACAGGGTGGTTTTTATCTGGGTTTTATCGTATAGTCGAGCCTCGTTCAGTGAAAGGAACTTAAATGAACTTGACCGAATCAGTACTGCTAATCGGTGGCCCACTCAGCGGCCAGCGGTTTGCGGTCGATGTACAAATCACCCCTGTCATCAAAGTCGCTGCACCACAGCCATTGCAAAGTGTGCTCGACAACAACGGCCCTGACCCATCGGCGGTATTCCGAGTCACCGATTATCGGTACTTACGGACGTATGTGCACTGGGGCGACAGACTATATGTTCTATATATGTGGGAGCATGACATCGAGCGCAACCCGCTTGAACTTCTCATGCTTGAACTGTCTCGGATTTACCGGGAGTCGCAGAATGTATAAGGTACTAATAACGATGACTGCTGGCACGACAGAGGTGTGCCGGTTTGTCTGGTCACGCCACGATAACGTCGAGGGCGCAGTCAAAGACTCCGTGGACTTCGACATGCAGGAAGTCGAATGCCGCCCGCCTTCAATCCGGAAAGTTATCTGGGCGGTGCAGCAGCTTTACCCGGACACGGTGCTGTCCGTCAAGGCAAAGGTTTCAACATGAGCAAGGAAGACGAGACGTTGAAGCTGGCGCTGGAGGCGTTGGAAAGTTATCACGGATATATGGAGCCGCTGACAACTGTGTTTGGTGGTCCGAGGATTCCGGCAGAACAAAGCACAACTGGAAAAGTTGAACGCGCCATCACCGCCATCCGCGAAGCACTGGCCGAGCAGCCAGCGCAGCAGCAGCAGCCACGCGAACACGAAGCCAGCGAGAACTGCTGGTGCCATCCGATCCTTGACTACAAAGACCCAGACACCGGCAACGAAGTCTGGGTACACAACGAACCACACTGATTTTAACCACCGAAAGGAAACACCATGACCACACAAACCACACTCGAACTGATCGAAAGCGCCATCACCTCTATTGAGGACGGCTGGGCAAAATCTGCGCTTGAAACCCTCAAGGAAGCGCAAATGCAAGAGAAAGCCCGTGAGCAACTGTTCAATGCAGGCGTTGCGCCCGAGTCCATGAAGTATTTGGTGGAGGCGCTGGAGCGTATTGCCGATCCGCGCAACACACACTTTGCTGGTGACGCGCAAGTGGTAGCCCGCGCTGCCATCGGCAAAGCAACAGGAGAGCAAGCATGAGCACACAGCCCGAAGCCCTGTGGCTGGCTGATGAGCTTCGCGCCGCCCCTGAGCGTTCGCGCACATCTTTTGAAGCCGCCACCGAACTGCGCCGACTGCACGAAGAAAACGAACGCCTCAAAGCGCAGCAGACGGTGGCGTGGCCGACAATGCCTCCGAGTAAAGGGCAGTCGCCCGTGCTGTTTGAAGACGGCTATGCAGAAGGCTGGGCTAAATGCCTAAGTATGTGCAAAGAAGCTGTTGTCACATCCCCACAGCCAGCACAGCAAAAAATTGGAGTATGCGGAGAAAAGCGCGGGGCTTGCGGGTTGCCTTGCGAACCATGCGAAGGCAAGACCGACCCGGATTATGTTCAGCAGCCGGCACAGCAGCATCCAGACCTATCACACTTGCGTCCAGAAACGCAGGAGGCAATCCGTGGTTGGATCAAAGACGGGACATTCTTTGATCGCGCTATTGGGGCCATGCACGATCAGGAAAAGCGGCTGATGGCTTACGAAAAGGCACAGCAACAGGAGCCGGTGGCGTGGATGTTTGAAGGAATCAAGTTTGACGGCAGCAAGCATGGCCCGCATTTAGTTTGGAAACCTGAGTACATGGACGCCATGAGCGCAGACATGAGCGCTGCGGCCGTTCCACTCTACACATCCCCACCAGCAAGCAAGCCGTGGGTGGGGCTCACGGATGAGGACATTGGGGCCGCTTGCGGGTTTGCCGAGCACACCACGGCATCAACTCGGTTTGCTTTGAAAGCAATCAGCCGAGCCATCGAAGCCAAACTCAAGGAGAAAAACACATGACTATCAGCATGAAATTCTTGGACGGTCTCTACCGTCGAAAGCATGAGCATCTCAGCGCCATTGGCTACTACACGGAGGAGGTGAAGAAATACCAATCCCGTGTAGCGGAGGCCAAAACCGAAAAAGGGCGAAAGATGGCAGAGCATCAGCTTGCAACGTGGAAACGTTGCGTTGATGGCGCAAAAGATCGTCTGTTGCACATTGAGGTGCTTATCCCTGAGTACATCGCCGCCCACGGCATCAAGGGTGACGCATGAGCGCATACAGCGTACAAGACCGCGTGGTCAATTACCTGCGCAAATATGGCCCGCTGGATACGGCAACGATTGGCCAAGCCTTGGGCCTTACCGCAGACTCAGTATCGCGTACCCTGCGTGCCCTGCACTGGTACAAGCGATGGGGGGTTCACCGTGTCGGAATTCGGGTTATCAATAGTCGCAACGTCGGCGTCTGGGCCGTTGACGAGAAAGAGTACCTGGCCTTTCTGGCCTACGTGGAAAAGCCGCGTGGCCGCACCAAAGGCGCCAAGGACAAGAAGCCCCGGGCCTACCACAGATACCGCAGGGAACTGCCCGAAGAACCTGCGCCGGAGGCCGTGCCGCCCAAGCAAAAAGCGGCGCCGGTTGAGCGTAAGATTCGTATCCCGGCCAGCCCGTACAAAACGGTATGGCTTCCCTGTTCCCCTTACCACTCCATTGAAAGATAACGATGAACATCACCGTCTTTACCAAAGCCAACTGCCCCGACTGCGAGAGCGCCAAGCGCAATCTCACCGCACTGGGCCTGCCGTTCTCAACCGTCGATGCCGACAAAGAGGGCACGATGGAGGCGTTCAAAGCCATGTGGCCAGACGTGCGCCAAATGCCGCAGGTCTTTATCGACGGACAACGTGTCGGTGGCCTGCGCCAGCTTCAGGTCTATTTGGCCAACAGGGGAATCATCCGTGAATAAGATCATCGAGAGGCACCGTGACCGCCTGATCGGCTGGGCGCTTATTGCCGTTGCTGACGGTGTGTTTGGCGCCCTCGTTGTGTGGTTCATTGCCGAATACATCTACCGGAGCAAATGATGAGCGAGTTTAAGGACATCACGCCCGTAAAAGTCTTGGACCGTTTTATCGCGCATGACGCTCCACGGCCACAGACACGTATGCTGGCCAACGTCCGCTACAAAGAGATCGGCTGCACGTATCAAAGGCTTCAGGACATCCGGACTTTCAGGCCTTGTCCGTACACCAGTTGGGTTGAAAAGCTCTACGGCCCGGAGTACTCGGACCCGGCGTTGCTGTATGTCAAGCAAAAAGAAGCCGAGCGCAAAAATAAAGTCAGGGTAACTCCTAATTTTATTTATCGCGGTGTGGTAAGTTTTATCTTTATTGCGTGTATACTCGCCATCGTCGTTAAATAAGAATCGTCGAAAGACAACCGCAGCCACCCCGGACATAGGGTGGTAACTTCACAAGGAACCGAAATGTCACAAGACAACAAAGCGATTGCAGAACAACTCACGATCATTGGCGAAGCCTTTATGGCCCTGTCCACCATGTTTCTGGTTGATGGCGATAAGGCAGGAAAGAGCGCAGGAGCATCAAAGGCTGCTGCAAAACCTGCCGCCAAGTCAAAGTCCGTACCTAAGGACGAGCCCACCGAAGACGACGTGCGCACCGCCCTCAAAGGCTTGATGGACAAGCACGGCAAGGACAAGATGGTCGAAGCACTGGCCACCGTTGGCGCAGGCAAGCTGGGTGATGTCGATGAGTCCCAGTACAACGAACTGCTGGAGAACATCGAAGGCTTCATGGCCGCCGAACCGGAAGCACCGGAACCCGAGAAAAAGACCCGCAAGCCCCGCGCCAAGAAAGGCCCGAGCCTGGACGACGTGACGGCCAAGTTCAAGGAACTCATCGAAGCCGACAAGGCACTGGCCAAGAAGGTGCTCAAGGACTTGGGCGTCGCCAAGGTCAGCGAACTCGACGAAGACCAGTATCAAGAGGCGATCGACGCCGTTGGCGCAGCCCTTGAAGGCGGCGAGGGCGAGGACGACGACCTGATCTAAGGTTTCGGGCCGAAAGCTGGCGCAGTGCCTCTGGGGGTTCCCGGGGGACCGGCCACTGGGACAGTTTTCGGCCTACCCATTCAACTCAACCGGATAAAACCATGACACAAGAAAACACTCAAACCGATATGTTCCCGCTGCCGAAAGACCAGCACGATGAGTTCAAACTGGCGTTCTCTTTCGCCATGAACGGCATCATGGGCAGTATCCCGTTTGGCGTTACCGTTGACCCCGTGGCACTGGCCAACGCGGGTAAATCGGTGGCGCTGGCCATGCTCAACGTGCAGCGCGAGGTTTGCGGCGAATGAAACACGCCGTATTGAGCCCCAGTGCTTCCCATCGGTGGCTTGCCTGCCCGGGAAGTATTGAGGCCAATAAAAACAAGCCTTACGAAGAAAACAAGTACTCGATTGAAGGCACCAGCGCACACGGCTTGCTGGAGGTGTGTCTTATCCTGAATGACCAGCCTGAAGGCTACCTCGGGAAAAAGTTGCACCCGAAGCATTTCCCGATTGACGACGATATGGTCAACGGGGTAGGCCACGCGCTGGACTGGATTCGGGGCTACATGGCCACGAACCCTCAAGCCAAGCTGTTCATCGAACACACCGTTCATTACAGCGCGTCGATTGGCGTTGAACCGGGTACTGGTTTCGGCACGGCTGACGTGATCATCGACAACAGGCCCAAAGAGATTGTGGCGTTCGACTACAAACACGGCATCGGCATCACCGTTGACGTTAAGGACAACACACAACTCTTGCTATACCTGATCGGGTATCGACGTGAGGCAGGCAAGGCCCGCAACTACCGCAAGGTGGTGTGCCAGCCGCGTGCCCGCAAGCGCAAGCCGATCAACGAGGCCAGCGTCAATGACGCACAACTGACGGCATGGCTGGAGAAAAAGGTCATCCCGATCATTCCCGTCATCTTCAGTGGCAAAGCGCCCAGGGTTGCCGGGGACCATTGCCAGTACTGTTACGCAGATGGCAACTGCGAAGCCCAGTACACGACCGTTATGGAAGGCGCCAAAAAGGAGTTTGCTGTGTCCGACCCAAAGTCTCTATCCCCCGCGCAAATCGCAAAGGTTTTAGACGCCCTTGAGCGCATCACGGCCATTGGTAAGGCTGTGACGGCACGGGCGATTGAACTGGCCCACGCGGGGGTTGAGATTCCGGGCTACGAAAAGGACTTCTCCACACCCCACCGCAAGTGGGAAGATGAAGAAAAAGCAAATAAAGTTTTGGCAGACCTTGGCTTAACGGCAAAAGAGCGTTATAGTGTGACCCTCATATCGCCCAGCGAGGCCGAAAAGGTTTTAACGTCCAAGGGCGTTATCCCTGCGGTAAAGCGCGGTGAGCCCAAGCCGAAGACCAAACTCGACAAACTTATCACCCGTGGAGAAAGGAAACCGACCATCGCAAAACTCGTTTAAAACCCACACGACCAATCGAACCGATTGAACATAACCGAACTGAGAGAATCAAATGGCTACTACCAAATCGAAAGCATCCCGACTCCATACCCCCGAAGGCACCGCCTGTTTCGTTACCGTTCACAGCCCCAAGGCCCGGACGAACAAAAAAGGTGAGCCCGTTGGCGATCCGAAATACTCGCTTGTCCTGTGTTTCGACGAAGACGCAGACCTGTCCGAACTGAAGGCCGCAGCGAAAGCCGTTGGCATCGAGCGTTTCGGCCCGGACTTTGCGGCCGGTGTGAAAAAGGGCAAGTACAACTGGCCTTTCCGCGACAACGAGGAATACGAAGAAAACGGCTACCCGTTCACGGAGCCCGGCACCTTCGTCAGCTTCAAATCGACCGATCGTCCCGGCATCGTGGACGAGAACGCCGATCCGATCATGGACAAGAGCGAGTTTTATTCGGGCGTTAAATGCCGTGTGTCCTGCAAAGCGTTTGCATACGACAACGAGTCCAAGGGCGTTGCTTTTGGTCTGGTGAACATCCAGAAACTCGGTGACGGTGAGCGTCTGGCGGGCAACCCCAATGCTGAAGACGACTTCGGCGCATCCAAGTCCAAATCCAAATCGAAGGCCAAGGGCAAAGCCCGCGAGGACGACGATGAGGACGATGACGACCTCCTGTAATCCACAAACCACACGAAAGACATCACATGAGCAACACTGACATCGACGACCTGCTGGGCGAACTGGAAGGCACCAAAGCCGAGAAGCCTGCGGCCGAGGCCAAGCCCGCCGCCAAGGCCAAGCCTGCGGCCAAGAAAGCCCCCGCGAAGGCCAAACCCGCTGCCAAGGCCAAGCCCGCTGCCAAGGCCAAGCCCGCTGCAAAGGCTCCGGCCAAGAAAGCCCCAGCCAAGGCCAAATCCAAGCCTGTGGCTGCGAAAAAAGCCCCGGCCAAGGCTACCTCTGCGCCCGCCAAGAAAGTGGCTGCAAAGCCCGTTGCCAAGGCTCCGGCCAAGACGACCACACGGCCTCAAGAGTTCATCGTCTTCGCTGACGGTGAGCGCGAAGCCCTGAGCAAGCGCATCAAGCAACTGGTGCGCAAGCCCACCAACAGTCGTGACCTGGCCGCCAAGCTGGAAATCCACAGCCGCAAGCTGCGCCGCGTGCTGTACGGTATGGAGCGTGCCGGTACGATCAAACTCGTCCCGGGCACCAGCCGCAAGCACGGCATGTTCGCTCACCCGGTCTGACCGGACCCAGCGCCAGCCCCCGTTCCTGTCAAGGTTCGGGGGTTTTTATTTGCCCGGAGGCTCCCATGTCCAATATCGCACACCTTGACTTTGAAACTTTCAGCACCATCGACATACGCAAGGTAGGGACACACCGGTATGCCCGCCATCCCTCCACCGAAGTCCTTATCGCCTGCTACTGGTTGCCCGGGTTGCACGGTGTACGTACATGGTTGCCGTTGGGGGAATCCCCGCCCGAAGCGTTGATGCTGTATATCCGGCAGGGCGGCAAGATCGGCGCGCATAATGCCAACTTTGAACGTCTGGTGTGGCAACACGCATTGAAACGGCAACACCCCGAGATTCCCGATATCGACAAAAAGCAATGGGTCTGCACTGCCGCCAAAGCCGCAGCGTCCGGCCTGCCCCGATCCCTCGATAAAGCCCTGCATGCCGCTGGCTGCGAGGTAAAGAAAAACCCCGAGGGCACACGACTTATCAAGATTTTCAGCGTGCCGCGCAAGCCCACAAAGAAAGACGCCAGCACGCGGGTCATGCCGCAAGACCGGCCAGAGGAATTCCAGAAGTTCATCCAGTACTGCCGTGACGACGTGTACGGTGAGATGGCCTTGGACGCTGCATTACCGGACCTGCGCAAGCGCGAACAGATGTTCTTCAGGCTCGACATGCACATGAACGACCGTGGCCTGCCTATTGACATTCCGTTGGTGCGCAAGACCATGGCCGTGCTCGACGTGCTGGAGCAACGCAATGCTGCCGAGGTTGCCGAACTCACCGGAGGTATTAAAGCCACGCAGGTGGCCAAGCTGCTGGAGCACTTTGAGGCCCAAGGCATTGACCTGGCCAATCTGCGGGCAGAGACAGTACGCACGGTGCTCAAAGAGCACGACTTGGACCCGAAGACCCGGCGCCTGCTGGAACTGCGCATCTCGTCCAGCAAGGCCAGCACGAAAAAGCTGTTGGCCATGTCCAGGTGTGCCGACCCGGACGATTGGGTTGTGCAGGGCGGGTTCCTCTACCTCGGTGCGCATACGGCGCGATACTCTGGCCGTTTGGTGCAGCCCCACAACTTTATTCGGGGTATGCTCAAGGACTGGCAACGCGATCAGATTTTCGACATCCTCGGTAACGACTTTACTGCTGAAGATAAAGCCGATGTTCTGACACTGCTGTACACCGACCCGGTTGACATGATCAGCCAGTGCATGCGCGGTTTTATCAAGGCGCCCGAAGGTAAAGAGTTTTATGTCGTTGACTACACGGCCATTGAAGCCCGACTGTTGGCATGGCTGACCGGCGAGAACGAAATCCTAGAAGCCTACCGCAACGGCCTCGACGTGTACAAGGTCATGGCCGCGAAGCTGTGGAAGATCAGGTACGAGGACGTATCGGACGAGCAACGCCGGATCGGTAAAAACTTGGTGCTGGGTTGCGGCTATGGTCTTGGCGGCACAAAGTTCGTGGACTACTGCGCCAACTTGGGTCTGGTCATCGAGCCCGAATTTGCCATGTCCGCTGTTCGTACTTATCGTAAAGAGCATCCCAACATCGTGGCGAGTTGGAAGACTGTGGAAACGCTGGTGGTGCAGGCCATCCGCAATCCGGGGCATGTCACACGCGGATTGAAGTGCGAGTTCTACATGCGCAGCCATTGGCTGTGCGTCAAGCTGCCATCAGGCCGTGAGTTGCGTTATCCATACGCCCGCGCTGTGCCGGTCATGCGTTACGACAAGCCTGCCTATGAGGTCAGCTTCGCCACGGAGTACAGAGGCAAATGGGTGCGCGAAAAGACCTACGGCGGCAAGCTCATCGAGAACATCATTCAGGCCGTGGCCCGCGATGGGATGATGGAGGGCATGTACAACGCCGAGAAAGCCGAGTACCCGGTTATCGGCACGGTGCATGACGAAATCATCACACTGCGCGACAAGGGCACGGGCAATATCAAGGAACTGGAATTGCTGGTGTGCGATCTGCCGGACTGGCTGGATGGTGCGCCGTTGGCTGCAAAGGGTTTTGTGTGCGACCGGTACAAGAAAGACTGACGCGAGAAAGCGTTATCGAGGACTATGGCGTCAAGACCGTCAAGGGTCTTGGCGGTCACGCCATCAAGTTGCGTTTCATGCGGGGCTGGCCAGACCGGCTTTGCCTGTTGCCCGGGGGCGTCGTTATCTTTATCGAGTTCAAGCGGCCCAAGGGCGGCAAGTTTGAGCCCCTGCAAGAGCGCATACACGGTATGTTGCGTAAGTTGGGCTTTAAGGTCTTTGTCTGTCTGACGAAAAAAGATGTGGACTCGGTTTTTATTTGTGATAAGATAAAACCCGTTCAGTGAAAGGAACCCAGTGTTATTCCGAAAAGACCTGCGCAAGTACCAGACTCGCGCCGTAGACTTTATTAAGTCCCACCCGCAAGCCGGGTTGTTTCTCGACATGGGCCTCGGCAAGACTGTCAGCTTTCTCACGGCCCTGAAAGACCTGTTCGACGAAGGCAAGATAAAGCGGGTGCTGCTGGTGGCCCCGCTGCGTCCGGCACAAGGCGTGTGGCGTCAGGAGGCCAAGAAATGGGCACACCTGCGCGGCATGACGTTCAAACTCATCATGGGTGATGAACGGGCACGCCTGCTGGCCCTGCAATCGAACGCCCAGATTCATATCATTAACGTCGAGCAACTGTACTGGCTGCTGCACACGCTCAAGGCCAAACACAAGAAGAAAGACGACTGGCCGTATGACGTGCTGCTGATCGACGAGTCCAGCATGTTCAAGACGCCTGCCGCGAAAACCCGGTTCGGTGTCCTGCGTTGGCACGTTAAAAAGTTCAAGCGCCGTTACATCGCCACGGGCACACCGGCCCCGAAAAGTCTGCTCGACTTGTGGGCGCAAATCTACATCCTTGATGAGGGCCAGCGGCTTGGCCAGCAGGTGGACCGTTTCCGCAGTCGGTTCTTCAGCCCGTCCGGGTACATGGGCTACGGCTACACACCCGATGAAGACGCGGCCGAAAAGATAACGGCGCTCATCTCGGACATCGTGCTGACTATGCGGGCCGAGGACTGGCTGGAGTTGCCAGAAGTTATCGAGGAAACCGTATGGGTTGATCTGCCGCCCAAAGCCCGCAAGATGTATCAAGACCTCGAAAAGGAAATGTTCCTGGAGTTGTCGGCAGGTTCCACCGAAGCCTTGTCGGCTGCGTCGTTATCGTCCAAGTGCTGGCAGATGGCCAACGGCAAAATCTATCTTGAAGACGACAAGGGCGCACGAATAACGCACGTCACGCATGACGCCAAGATCGAAGCCTTAAAAGAGATCATTGACGGCGTGTCCGGTAACGTGCTGGTGGCCTACTGGTTCAAGCCCGATCTGGAGCAACTGCAAAAGGCTTTCCCGAAGGCTCCGAACATCACAGGCGTTAAGGGTAAGAAGTTTGACCAGATGCAGGAAGACTGGAATGCCGGTAAATACCCGGTGATGTTCGTTCACCCACAAAGCGGCGGGCACGGGTTGAACCTGCAAACGGGTGGTAACACGCTGGTGTTTTATTCCATGCTGTGGGGCCGCGAGGCCTATGCACAGGTCAAAGAGCGTATCGGCGCGTCCCGGCAGGTCGGATTGCGTGACCACGTTATGTACAAGTACATCGCGGCGCGTGACACCGTTGATGAGGTCATGCTGGCCGTGCAGCGTGAGCGCCAGACCAACGAACGGCGCATGATCAAACTGTTGAAAGACTATCGAGAAGCACAGGAGTTACTGAAATGAAAGACGCATTGATTGTTCAGCTACTGCCGCATGGCACAAAAGCGGTGGAAGTTATCAGCCCCATTGGCGACTTCAAGACAGCACATATCGTTGACGACAACTGGGAAGAAGTGCGTGAGCGCATCTTTATGGCCTGCTGCATGGCTGGTCGTCGTAGCGTTATTTTTATCAACGGGCATTGTGAGTTGTACGAGAAGCGACTGAGCACGGAGCCTTCGCGCATCACGCAGTTTGGCCAGCATGGACTTTGGATGTACATGAACCGTCTGCTCAAACGGTTTGGGCATGTGTATGTTCCACCGTTGTCTGAGTGGCGCGACGATCCCAAGCATTACTACAACTGCCCCACGGACGGCATGGTCGTTGGATATCAACTGGCTGCTATCCAGAAACTCGACGAATGGTATGGACCGCTTGGCCAGCGCCTGTGTGCAGCCGGTTACGACAGCTTCACCATCCGCGATTTCTTTTATCGACAGATGGGCCCCGGCCAGTTCCCTGAAACGGGTACGCACACGTCATGGAGCAAAGCGTTTATCGACAGCTACAAGCACATTTTGAAAGGAGAATGAGATGGAACATTCACGCCCATCACTTACACCGAAACCCGAATACACCGGAAAGAGTGTGAGTTATTACCGTGTGTGGATTGACAGGCCCACGTCGAAAGACTTGCCGCCATATTCAGCCGAATGCAACGACATCATTGAAGCACTGGGAATGACCTTTGCCGAAGGAAATGCGTTCAAGGCGATATGGCGGCGCTGTGCCGCCCGGACGCTGGGCAAAGCCAAAGAGGGCTACAAAGACGGCCTATACGACGCTGAGAAGGTCGTGTTCTTTGGTGAGCGCATGGTGGCGCAGGAGAAAGGTCAGGCCGGGGGCTGAATGCCCAGCATCGGGCCGTCAGGAGAGATCGTGATGACCCGGTTCATGACCTTATCGGGCATGCGGCTGGACACATGAACCCACTCTCTGCCCGGGACAGGGTGCTCGTAGATCAACTGGCCGATCCCGATGGTCGAGATGGCCGGGGCCAAGGTCTTGGCGATCTGAAACGGGGTGCCAAAAGCTGGAGCGGTGAAGTCCACGGCCAGCATCTTGGAGTGATCCCCCGGTTTTGCCCGCTTGCGTATGGCCAGATCGAGCGCCAAGCACCTCCAAGCACTGGATACGCGGATAGGTACGTCCTTGCCGGAAATCGTGCTCAGGAGTGTTCTGATCCGTTCAAGCATCTGGGCGGTGGATCGTGCGGTCTCCAGCAGGTCATCCGGCAGTGTATTGTCAATGCCGTGAGCGCGGGCGTAGTCCGACCGGGTGAACTCGTCGAGCGTAAAGTGCGGGGTCAGTTGGGTCATTTCTTGAGCGCCTGCGAGACCGTGGTGGCCACCGTTTCGACGCTGCGGCCGATGGTGTACCCCCCAATGCCCAGTTCAACGATGTCCCACAGCTTGAGGTATTCGGCCTCCGTCAGGCCCGGGGATGTCCAGCCCAGCCACCTGGCCACGATCAGGGCGCCGAAGGTCAGCATAAGGATGGGACGCCAGCTACGGGTGATCCAAGACTGGGAATTGGCTTCAGCCGTGATGACTTGGGCCGAAGCCGTGAGGTGCGCCAGTTCGCCGGTTTGCTGCATCTCGATAAGTTTCAGCTTGGCATTGGCCGCTTCCTGCGGGTTGGGAAAAAGCCGATCGACGACGGCCAGCCCCAGATTGAGCGCAGCGGTTACGGGGTCATTCGCTGACATACGGCACCACCTTTCGGGAAGCCTTGATAGCCTGATAAAACTGGTATGCGGTTTTGGCGATGAGCAACACGGTGTAGATCAGCGTGGCCCACAAGACCAATTCGCTCACCTGCATACCCATGATGGTGGCCAGCGAAACGGTGACAGGGGGTACGGCCTTTGTGGCGGCCACAGCAACAGTGTCAGAGTGCTCAGGAGCCATGTTCAACCTGCGAGTGAGTTTTTATTGAGGGTGCCGTTGAACGTGGTTGCCACAAGGGCCGTGTTCGACGAGGTGTAGGCGTTGACGTACACATCGGTCTTGGACGGTATCTCAAGCTCCGGGTTGTACGGGTAGGGCTGGAAAGAATTGGCCAGTACGATTTTGGCTGTCAAATAATCGACACCGGCCAGCCCGCTGCGAAAGTCTGCGGTGACGGCTTGGGAGCCGGTAGAGCCCCCGGCCGAGATGGAACCCATCATCAGGTTCAGTGTCCAGCCTGCGGGCACGGTATAAACGCCCGTGGAGTCGTTGTTGTCGCCTGCCGCGATGTAGCCGTAGGTGTTGGCCGGGATGCCTCCTGTAGCGGTCCCTGTGCCCAGCGAGATGTTGCCTTGGGGGCTGTCCGACAACACGGTCATGTTGTTGATGCGCAGGTAGGACAGGGCCGTGAGCGAACCGGTTTGACCAGCCAGAGGCAAGACTTCGCTCTGCTCGACGTAGTTGGCATCCAGACCCTCGATAAGCACAAGCTGGCCGAAGTCAGCGGCAGTGCTGTACAGGGTCATCTTGGAGGCCGCCGTGGGGAACACGTACAGCGTGTTCTTTGGCCAGACGGTGGCCGGTGTCGTGCCCGCATTGGCGTTATAGGCTGACCGGAAGATGTGGCGTTCGCGTTGAGCCGTCATGCTTGTCCCCTTATTTCAGCGTGCGGAGTTTATACAGCGTTGTCAGGTATAACGACACAACCTCGTCAATCTGGTTTTGCAAAGCTGTATCGGTTTTCGCCACAGCCTCGTACCTGTTATCTTCGATCCACTGGAGATACTTGGCCAGCGCATCAATGATGTTGCCGGTTTGGCCAGCAGGCATAAGCGGGATATTGGCGATGACACCATGACGGCCTTGGTACATCTCGGCCAGAGAATCCGCCAGTTCAACGATGCCTTCGTAGAAAGCCGCCAAGGCCATGTGCTGGGCGTAACTGGTGGTTCGGAGATGTTCGCGGTGCGCCAATTCACGGCACAGGAACAGGACAGCAATAAATGATCCGATCATGGCCGGTCCTTTGGCGGGGGTTGGGTTCTCGGTATTGTAACCGTGTCGGCGTATTGTCACCCCACAATGGCCGGGTAAGGTGCAGGCGTAGGTACAGGGAGTATCCGTTGGCTGGCCGCGTCGTAGTAGTAATCGCTGGTGGTAGTTTCGTCAGCACAAGCTGTCCAAAATAGCGGTAATGCAACTTCAAATTCTTGATCTGCAACCTCTGCTACCCTTTCGCCAACTACAGTGAAAATGGGCCTATACACATCCCCGACGAGACTCCAAGAAGAAATGTAGGAGACAGATTCGTTTGGTGAAATCAATGCTTTTTTCATGTTTACCACTCCACAACAACAATTCCGGGCGTACCCGCCCCGCCAGCGTATGCTCCCCCTAAAGCGCCGCCGCCACCGTTACCGTATCCCGTTGCCGCAATACCCGCACCGGCCGTGTTTTTTCCGTATGCTCCGCTGCCAAAAACACCCGCTTGCCCGGAGGCTGGATAGTTAATAAAAGAAAGTATTTGGTCTGTCTGAGACCCCGACATAGCTTTGCCGCCTGCACCGGAACCCCCGCCGGAAGACCCTGCGTACAGCCAATATCCATTCACCACGTTTGAGTAACCTTCGCCTCCTGTACCCCCTGAAAGGTTTATATCGCCACCAGTAGCTGTACCGCCTGCACCCCCTAATCCATTCAAAGCCGGTGTAACACCGCCAGTGGCTGAACAATACGCCCCAAAAGAGGATGTGCCGCCCACACTCCCGACAGTTACCGCCACGGTATTACCCGGTGTAAGGCCAGTGATATATCGGATAGCAACACCGCCACCACCACCACCCCCGGGAGAACTTGTGCTGGCGCTGCCTGCACCCCCGTTACCGCCACCACCCACCACAGTGACTTTGACCGCAGTAACGCCGGTAGGTACAGTAAATGTTCCACTGGACGTAAATACTTGGCCTTTGCTGCCTGCGTAGGGGGCCGCGATCGACTGCCATACGGTTCCATTGCTGACCAGCGTATTTCCGTTTGTGCCCGGGGCGATAAACGCCACGGCAGACGTGCCGTTACCCACTAACAGGTTGTTAGCCGTAAGGGTAGCTGCGCCAGTACCGCCATTGGCCACTGGAGTGGCGTTATACAAACCCGTTGCGGCGTTAAGCTGCCCCGAGGTATTGACGTTATTGGCCAGTAAAGCCAGATTGAACGCTTGTGTCATGCTGCACCTGTGCGGTTATAAGTATTTTGCTGGAGGATGGCCGTCGTAGACCCGGGCGCTGCGGCCAGCGTGTACGACCCCGTTGCCGTAGTGTAATCGGTTCCGGCCACTTGCAGGGGACCGTTGTAATACAGTTCAAACGCGTTGGCGTCGTAATTGAACGCATACGTGGACTGTCCCGTGACCGTGCTCGTCGTAACGCTGGTAGGGCCACCGACAGGCGTAGCCTGATTGTTCTGATTGAACTGGATGATGGTGAGCAAGCCCGTGGCCGCACTGGGGAAGTTGGTTATGGCCCCCGACACCAGATCGTAGTCTTGATCGTTAACACCCAGCCCGTTCAAGAACAATTTCTCATATCCGCTGTTGATGGCCCATGTTGTCGGTGTGTACGAAGACGCGCTAGTCAGCGTCGTAGTCCAACGGCTGAACGGCCTGTAGCTCAATCCATTTGACCGGTACTGATAGATCGTGGCGCCCGCTGATACGCCAGTCACCGACGCCGTGTACGTTATTTGCCGCGTGGCCGCGTTATACGCTTGCACGGTGTATTGCGTGGGGGTGCCGGTGTTGGCGAAAGTATGAATGTCACCAGCAACGATGTTCTGGTATGGCGGGCTACCGGAACTGTAGGTAACGACGTTCGACGCCACGGTCTGAACGGTTATGTTCTGGCTGGCATATGTGACGCCTTGGTTTACGGCACGCAACGACAGAATCGTTATGCGGTCGTTTACCAACGCGCCTGTACCCAGCGTAACGGTAGTGCTGGTCTCCGTGTATTCCGACGTGTCCAGCAGCATGCCATTGCGGAACACGAAGTCCATGCCCGTGATATACCCAGCTTGGCGGGCTGTGGGCGTAAACACGGTCTGGCCAGCGGTGGCCGTGGCGTCGTACCGGGTGTAGTAAAAACCATCGGGAGAAACAAAGCCCAGCACGCGGCCATACACGTCGATGGTGATGGTTGCAGCAGAACCGCTTATCTGCGTAACACCCGGGCCAAACTGAGTTGCCAACAACGGGTCCAGCGATGCAACCACTTTGCCGTTGGCGTTATTGGTAATGGCGATTTCCCCGGCTCCGGTGTTGGTTGTGCCGGTCTCGATCAACTGCCCAGTGCGTGCGTCAAGGTCGATGTAGTTGACACCATTCGGCAACCCAGACCAGATTGACGGGTCATAGATCGTCGTTTGGGTAGGCACGAAACGCGCAGTGCCCGCTGCATACGCAGCAAAGCCCGTAGAGAAGCTGAACTTACGGCCGGTGCGGTTGCTGTACAGCAGATACGCCGATGTACCAAAAGCTGTCGGCGCCAGATACCAGGTGTAGTCCGATGGCGTGTTGGAGAAGTTCGACACGTCCGAGTTCAACAGGCCATAGTAGGTGGCATTGGTTGGCGACGCGGAGAAGCCTGTGGATCCGTCTGCGGCCGTTGCATAAGCCACCACCAGATAACGGCTTGTGTATTGGAAGGTAGTGGGGCGCCACCGCAGCACGGTAGACGACGGCGAGAACTGGCTGGAGCCCAGTGCGTTAACCATCCGGACGGCGAAGTACCAGTCGCCACTCGGGATATTGGACAGCGTGACCGTGCCCATGCTGGCGCCGGGCGTGTACGGATTGCCACCCGGATTCACTGCCGTGGTGCCCGCGAAGATGCGTTGTGCGTCCGTTGGGTTGGCGTAGGCCGAATACCAGATTTCAGCATATTGCGTGATGCCGGAACTGGCCGCAGTGACAGCCACGCCAAAAGATGGATTGGTAATACTGGGTTGCAGGTTAACGATAACGGGGGCGATTAGAGTGCCAAAAGCTGTGGGGGAGCCTATACCCGTGTTTGGCGCGGGCGAGAACTGGGTGATGCTTACATCGCTGTACACATCGGCGTTGAACTCCATGAGATTCAAAGCTGCGGTTACGGAGCCGTCGTCGGCAAACTTCTCGACGATTTTGTTGATACGGAACTGCTTTGCGACCCACCCATAGTTCGCGTTCGTTACGGTAACGACATCTCCAGCTTCAAGCTGCAAACCCGTGTAGTTGATCTCGACTTGGATATTGAGGTCTTCGCGGGCGGCTTTGAGAAACCGGTTGGCCAAGTACTGGGCACGAACGCTATCGTTAACCAGCGGCAAGCTGATCGTTTGTTTATTGACCGGTTCGTTCGGGTACAGCAGCGCCGGGTAAAGCACGGCCAAGTCAAACGTTGCCGAATTGAACGTATCATTAGACGAGCCATCCGGGAATTTAACTTCGGCTATGTTATAGCTGGCTGAGATGTCCGTGGGTGTGATTGTTATGCCCGACACCATATTGGAGTTGTTGATGTCCATAACGACAGACACAGACGGCGTTTGAACGATAACGCCCCAAGTGCCTTGTATCTCGTTGTATTTCAGCAGGCAGTCACAGCACGCGGCCATAAGTTGCAAGTTGGACATCACCGGCTGCGCGGTATCAACCGTGCCGTCGAAACGGAAACGCGTCTGACTGGTGTAGACCCCGTTATAAGTGGTGTAGTTTAAGCTCTGGGCAGAATAGACGTTGAGCGCCGTGAGCGATGCCGTATCCACCTGCGCGGCCGGAATAGCGGCTCCATAGCGGCTGGACGTGAGGTAGTCATACAGGCAATCGCCCGGGGCCGAACGGCTGTTCGTTACCTTAAACCGGGTTTGCTGAATGCCTGTCAGGTTTGCGCTTTGACTGTACGTCAGCTTGATGATGGCGAACGCGCAGTTGCTCATCAATTTCGTCGAGTCCCATTGGTAGGTCAAGCCCGGAGCCGACATAACGGTAATTGCCGAAACGGACGAATTGGCCGGGTTGTTGGACCCGTTGCTGTACAGGTAGACTTCCATTTTGCCCGCAACGGACGTATCAACTGCACCCGTGGATTGGTCAGTAAGACTATCGACGGAGTATCCGTTGGCGTTAAAGTTGACCAGCTTTCCGCCCCAGTAGACTTCACCGAACGTGTACGTGTCAGGAGTACCACCAGACTCTGAGTTTGTAACTTCCGCCAGCGCCAGCACGTAGTACAGCGTCTGGTTATCAGATGCGATACTGAGATCGGTGACGATGCCACCCAAGTAGGCAGACCCATACACGACCGGGATTTTGTTGTCGCCAGCCGGTGGCACTTGGGCGCGGCTTCCCGGGTTGGGGCTATCTGCTGTGGCGCCCATGTTGGGGGAGTCCGGGGCCAGTGCTTTGCTGACAATGGACGACGCCACCATGTTGATGGCAAAGGCCGTGGCGGTGGCTGCAAAACCCGCCGCGATAAAACCACCTTCGACCAAAGCGGCTGCAATTAGAGAACCCGGCATATCAGGCCACCCAAAATTCTTCAAGTTTTGTGAAACCGAACCTGTCGTACTTCAGATCCGGGCTGTTGACCATTTTACTGATCAGGAAGGCTTCTATGCGGCCCTGTGCTTTTAGGGCTTGACCGTGCTCTGCGTAGGCCCGCAGCAGCCTGTATCCGGCGCTGGTGCCCCTGGCTTCGGGGTTCACCCAGTAAGCCCATTCAGTCATCACCAGCTTGTCCGGCGCCCACAGGCTGGGGGCGATGCCCGCGACCAGCATGCCGTTCACGCCATCGGCCTCTGACACCAGCACCAGACCTTTACCGGCCATGACCCCCGTCAGCAGCCGTGTGATGTGTACCGCGTCGTCAGCTTCGCCCAGAAACGGCAACGGCGTCTGACTCCGGTACTGCCGGAGCATGTCCAGCAGCACGGGAATATCAAACGGCGAAGCGTCACGAATTCGGGGGCGCATTTTGACCGAACTGGTAGTTGATGGTCTCGATAAAGCCGACACGGTTCATGGAGGTATCACCTGCGTTGAAGAACTGCCATGAGTTGTTGTTCGTGTACCTGCCCGCAGTACGGTTTTGCAGGATGAGTTGAACGGACGCGGCACTTACCGTGATCGTACCGACATATGACCGGGCATCCTCCATCCATTGCTCAGAGATGGAAAACGAGTTGATAAAGCCGTTGAAGAACTGATACAGACCGCCAGTGCCTCCCGACGTTATCAACGAGCCATCCGGGTTAAAGAACCCGTGCCACATCTCGATCTTCGCGCCCTTGACGTTCTGCCCCAGCACCCAGCCAAGCATCGCTGTGTCGATACCAGTCATGGTGATGGTGGTTTCGTTGGCCGTTGACTTGATGTCGCGTTGGGCTTCCCCGACCTTGATGAGGACGCCCACGGCGTCGAAAGCGTTTGCGTCTACGGCAGATACCGTCATGTTGGCGGGGGCCGTCGTGAACCGGTATGTATCCGCGCCCGTGGTGATGCGGATAAAGTCCGCATACCGGATGCTGTTGTCGGCTTGGGCGTCTGATAACCAGTTTACGAACTGGCTGGAACCGTTTTGCCACAGGACGGGTTGTCCGGAGTTGTTTATCCAGTCTACGATTGTCTGGTTGAACTTTATGTTGTTCATATCAGTTGGCCATCATAACAATCCAGTTCGTGCCGTTAGACTGTAGCAGCGCGAACTTACCAGCCGTAGCGGCCAAGATTGCTGTACCTGCGGTGGTCGAGCCCAGCGGGACCACGTTTGACGCATTGGAGTTAACGGCTGTAGCTGTGACGTTTTTCACCATCAGCATACGACCGTTATACGTTGACGCGGACGGTAGTGTAACCGTGCAAGTCGTTGTCGTAAAAATCAGCGAGTAGGTGGTGTTGAGAACCGTGTAAGTGGCGGCGTTAACGGTGATGGGTGGCCATGCGCCGAACCCATATGTGGAAGTCCAATCGCCTTGTAGAGCGATCTTGCCGGTGGCGCCTACAACTGCCGAGCCCAAGTTAATGTTGGTGATGGAACCCGACACACCATCTGTGCCGATATTGATCGTCTTGGTAACGGCGTTTGCCGTTGCGCCCGTGGCGATGTTGAGCGTTTGGGCCGCAGTTGATTGGCCGATTGTGATGGTGCCGGTTGCCGCAGTACCGCCAATCGTAATCGTGCCTGTAGTCTGTCCTGCGTTGAGTGACAGGTTGGACGTAGTACCCGACAGCGTGAAAGCGATGTTGCCGGACGTTACCGTGCTGTTAAGAACAACGGCGGCGAAGGTCTGCGTGGCGCTCCAAGTCTGGGCAAGCCCGATAAGAGCAAACGTACCAGACGAGTTCGGCAGTGTGTATGTACGGGTTGTGCCCGCAGTAATAGCCGACGCATCAAAGTCCGCAATTTTTGTGGGCGTTACGCGATCCAGCAGTAGCAAGTCCTTGGTGACGCGCATGGCCGTTGCGTCGATCTGAAATGCCGCGTCGTAATACGCAAAGTTGGCGTCAAGCTGCGATAGAGGAATGGCCCCTGTGGCAAGGTTGAAAGTGTTTGGCACAGACATGGATAACTCCGATTAAAGAACAGACTCAAAGGCTTGGAAGGGACCAGACCACTGGATAAATGAATCGTTGGTCATGGGCACCAGAGTGTATGTCGGATAGGCCCGAAGGATGACGGGGAAGGTCACACCTGTGTATGTAGAGCCGCCCATGCTCACCGTGGTGCCGTATTGGCCCATTACTGCCGCTACAGGGGCCGTCAGGGCGTCGATCAGGTTGCGGTGTACCGGGATCACTACTGTGGCGCCTGCGCCCCGCTGAACATCTGCCGTGGCGATGTAGGCGTACCGACCCACCTGCACGAAGTCTCCGGCCCGCACAATGTACGCGGTAGATGAGATGGCGGGCAGACTCCCCAACACCAGATTCTTGTTGGCGCTGGTAATGTCCCACTGGCATGCGGCGATCTGCACCTCACTCATATCGCCTTGATACTTGATGTAGTTGAGCCAGCCGGTAGAGCCGAAGTTAAGGTATTGCTCCAGCGCCTTGTCGTTAATGCGCAACTGGTTGAGCACATCACGATTCTGGCTGTACAGCAGGTAGTTCATGGGCCGCATCTCGAAAGCAAACGGTACGACCGTGAGTTGTTCGGATGTGACGATCTTCTGGTTGCGGCTGATTGTCTGGCCGACGAACCGTTGGTCGTTAATTCCGACCGACTCGGAGATGGACAGAATGGTTTGCAGGCTCATGGTTAACGACTCGCTGGCAGTGCGCGTTGGGCTGACTGGCTTGCCGCCCACACGGCTTGTTTATTTTTGGCCAAGAACTGGATGCCGGACTGCGTGTCGATGGCGCTCAGATTGGCGATGTAGGGGCCATTGAAGACCGGCCCGGACGGGGCGCTCAGTGCAGCCCCGACCTGGCCATTGGGGATGATCGTACCCGAGGTATTGGACGTGAACAACTCAGGGCCGTTCTCGCCCACCAGATAAGTTGAGCCGCCAGTCACGGAGCCGCCGTTTGCACGCTGGGCAGTACCAAACGCTCCGGTGAGTTGCAGCATGTTATCCAGCGAATCACCGCCCATGGACGAGGCCACGGCCGCCGTTGCCGCCGTAGGCACGGAGTTGAAAAAGTTGAACCCCTTGAACAGGCTCATCATTTGCGCCTTCATGGCGATGGCGATAAGGTCTTGGATAACGCTGCGGGCAAAGTCCTTGAAGGACAGCTTGCCGGTGCGCACAAAGTTTTCAAGGGCGCTGCTCATGTTGTTATACACGGCGGTATTCATGTCTTGCAGCATCTTGAGTTCGACACCTGCCTGAATGTTGGCTTCCCGCTGTGCCTGAATCGCACGCAGCCGTTCAGCCGCTGCGTCTTTATCGGCTTTGAGGCCACTGTCCTTTTTGTCGTAAATGGCCTGAATCTCCTGTTCCGTCTTCAGGCGGGTAAGCGCGATTTCAAGATCAGTGCCTTGCAAGAACAGGTGCTCACGATAAAACGCGATGCGCTCTTTCTCGCGGTCCACTTCATCCTGCTGGGCCTGCGCCTGAGTGCGATACGCCTCGCGGGCACTCGCGTACACCTCCATCTTTTCCCGGGCGGCTGCGGCGTCGATGGACCGGAGTTGCGCAGCAAGCGTTTTGGCGCGTTCAGCCGTGTGCGCGAAGTCCTCATCCTCGTTGGCCCGCTTGGACGCACGGATGGCGGCGTCACGGTCTTTAACGCGCTTTTCTTCGATGGCGCTGATCTTGTCGAGCGATTGGATTCGCGCTGCGGCCCGTGCGGCTTCGTCGAAGTCCTCGGCTTGATAACGCAATTGCCGGTCTTTTGCGGCCCGACCAGACGCTTGGTAGTCGATTTTTCGTTGGTTGTCCGCTGCCTCTTTGGCTGTGCGCTGTTTCTCGGCCTCATGCTCACGCAGCGCAGCCACGACCTTCTCATACCGGTCCTGCGCCTGTTGCAGCATTTGCTTGTCGAGGGCCGTGGCGTTTTCGCTTTCGGCGCGTCGTGCGGCAATACCCACCGCATTCCAAGCCACGCGCACTTGCTGTTCAAGGTCAGGCGTCTTGCCCACATCCTTGAGGCTCTGCCAGAACTCGCCCATGGCCCCGGTAATACCCCGCCATGCCTTTTCCAACAAACCGGCTTCGCTGGTCTGGCGGTTGAGGCTCTTGGTCAGCAGTTCCGTTGTGTACAGGATCGACTCCTGTTGCTTGCCCTGCGCGGCCAACTGGCGGATATGCGTGTACTGCTCAACCGTCAGGAAATGGTATTGGTCGTTGAGTTTCTTGGCCGAGGATGCGGACCCGTCCAGCGCCGGGATCAGAGAAGTGGCAATCGTTGCAGCCGATTCGCCGGTCAGACGAGACATACGCGCCACAAGGCCCGTGACCGAAGATAGAGTAGCGGAGGTGAATTGGCCGGTAGATGCCAACTGCTGCATGGCGCCCCGCACGTCACTTATCGACGTGTGGTACTTATTTCCGATAGACACTGACAATGCAGTGAAGCTGGCTTCGGTCATGTTCAGGTAACCGCCAGTCAGCACCAGCATGTTGTTAAACGCCTTTTGTTCTTCAGCGCCTTTGTACATGGCGTAGCCCAACGTGGCCAGCGCCCCAGCAAACCCGGCTGCTGCAACACGGGCGGCAGTAAGAACGGATGCGATGCCCTCAAACATGGGCTTAAAGCCACCGAACTGGTCACGCAGTTGACCACCCTGCTGCAACAACACCATGAACGGATTCTGTCCGCCTGCAAGGCCCGTGATAACGTCCGTTGTCTGGTAGGCCAACGCGGCTTGCAGATCAGCCCGCATGCCCTTGCCTCGCGCTGTGTTCGCTTTGGCTGCCGCAGCGGCCACGGCGTCGTATGCCTTGGCCTGATCGCGCAGCAGTTTGAGTTGCACGTCAGAAATCTTCGCACCGGCCAGCCGACCGTGCGTCAACTCCATCTCGACCTTCTCAACTGCCGTGAGGGTTTTGCCATAAGACTCCGTGGCCATCTTGAGGGCCATGGTCATCTTGGCGGCTTCGTTGGACTGCCTCTGTACCTCTTTGGTAAAGCCCGTGAACTTTTCTTTGGCGGCGTTAAGCCCCGTAACAAGTTCAGCGGAATCTACGCCAAGGACAATGCCCAGCCGTGCCAGTAATTGGTTAGCCATTTGTGCTGCTCCGTTTCTTTTGCTTGGCCAGCTTGGGTGCGTATGCCAGTATTAACGATTCAAGTTCGGACTTAAACGTGGCCACAACTCGGTCGTAATTGCGGGCCAGTGAATTGCGAAGATATGGGTGCGCCGGGGTGACAGCATTGCCGAACTCTTGCGACAACGACACCGCGCTCTTTTTCACAGACACCATGGCGATAACGATGTCGGACTGGTTGACCATCGACGATTCGTAGTCTTTCGCGGAGGGTGTGCGGGCGTCGAGTCTCACCGTGTCCCGCAGGTGGATAGGGCCGGTGTTTTCTTCGTCGTAGGGGGCAGAGGCCACCACATCGGCCGCAACGGGCTCCATGGCCCGTTTTGCCGCCTTGGTCACGGTGTTTCGCATGACCAGATCGGATCGCCAGCCATCAGCCAAGGCGGAAAGGGCCGACTCCAGGTCTTCCAGTCCTTCCACCTTGGTGATGATCATGTCAGCTTCTCCGTAAATGATGCCGGGGCTCCCGGGGCCGTGGCCATGAACGTCAAGAGGCTGCGATTGGTCTGCGCGGCTTGTTCTTCGTCGGTCAGTGGCGGAATGATGTATTCATGCGTTGACGGGAGCACTGTACGAATTGTAAACGGCGTCTGGCCCTGCTTCAACTTGGAGTTGAGGTTGCCCGTTGTCAGGGTGCTCAGGGCAAGCAAGATGGCTTTATTCCCTATGGCCCCATCGCTCAGCATGATCTCGATATTGCGCATATCGACCGTGGGGATGTCGTCGGGACATCCACCATGAGCCCACACATAAGCGCGGGCTTGCTGGTGAACGTCCCTTACGAGTTTTTTCGGGCGTCCTTATACCCGGGCTGAATGGCTTCGACGATAGCGTCCAGCATCTCCAGTTGCACGGGCAGAGGAAATTCTTCCTCGATCTCTGCGTATGTGATGTCGTCAAACGTGCCTTCGACCGGGACCAGCAGACGGAAGTATTCCGTGATCCGGTTTTCCATCAGCATGATGGACATGGCCACTTCGCGGGTAGACCGGCCGTCTACGATAACGTCCGTGTCAGTGACTTCAACGCCCTCGGGCGGATCAGCCCGCAGCGATTCGGTCATCTTGCTTACGCGGGCCTTGAGGCTTTCTTCGTCAACCTCTGCGATGCGTTTGTACATCGCTTCGGCCTCGGCAGATAAAGGCAGGCGGACTTTAAAGTCAAAGCCGCCGTAGGTGAATGTCTTGGTGCGAATCTGGGCTACTGCGCTTTCGTACTTGTCGCCCATCGCTTTGCTGAATCGTGTCATCTCTTGTTGCTCCGCATCATGTTGAGATAAATGGCGTTGTTGAGTTTCACCACATACTCGACGACTTGCTCAGGCGTGAACTTATCGGCGTGTCGTGCGGCGATCTCATGGGCCAACGCAATGCCCGTGAGTCTTTGCTCCGGGAAGCTGAACCAGTTGCTGTCCCCGGACATCATGCGGTCTCGGAGATAGTTCAGCAGATCATTCTCGGATTTTATTTCATGCGGAGTGCTCATATCGTGTCCATGTGAAAAAGCCCCCGAAGGGGCTTCTTTCAGTCTTTAACTTCGACCTGTTTGGTCTTGGCCGGTTTGACCACTGGGTTGAACTTGGCCAAGGCCCGTAAGGCCACCGCTTCTGCCGAATCGGGGTCCGCCCCGGCCAATGCTGCGGCGACCTCGTTGGCATCTACCGGCAGGCTTCGCGCCACATCGTCCAAGGCGCGGTACGTGGAGGTCAACTCCGCTACTGCGTCTTTTACGTTCATGTGTTGCTCCAGCCGTATTGGTTGCCCCGGGGGTGGATAGTGAACACGCACTTGGCTTCAGCACCGGGTTGCGCGTCAATCTTGAACTCGCCCACACGGCCGTTGAAGGCGTAGGCCACCGTGGTGGTGCCATCGACAGCGGCCACCACGAAAGTGCGATCCACGGTCCCGGCTGCGGCGTCTGCGCGAATCTGCAACAGGGCCGCATCGCTGGGATTCCACGGCGCGGTGATGGTCATGCTGGTAGGTGCGGCTTGGGTCGGGATTTTGTCCGACTGGCGCGAACCAGCAATCGAGAACGACGCGACTGCATCGTCTTGGCCGAAAGCGGGAACCGCCTCGACGTTGAGTTGCGTACCTGCTGCGCCCGTGCCGTTGGCGGCGGTGCCCACGATGGTGGCAACTTGGCCTGTCCAGACGGACAGGTTGGCGGTCGTGAAGGCAACCGGGCTGGCGCCGGTTTGCATCCAGAGCGATGCGGCAAAGCCGGGTAGGATTTTCGATGGTGCGGCCATGACTGTTCCTTAGAGTTGAGTTGTCGTTACGCCTATTACGGCGTGTTGCTCCAGCCGTACTGGTTGCCACGGGGATGGATCGTGAACACGGCCTTGGCTTCGGCGCCTGGCTGCGCGTCAATCTTGAATTCACCCACGCGGGCGTTGAAGGCGTAGTACACAGTACCAGTGCCGTCAGTGGCCGTGATGATGAACGTGCGGTCCACGGTGCCAGATTGGGCGTCACCACGAATCAGCAGCAGGTTGGCATCGCTGGGATTCCAAGGTGCCGTAATCGTCATGCTGGTCGGGGCGGCTTGAGTCGGGATTTTGTCCGACTGGCGCGAACCGGCAACGGTGAACGATGCGACTGCATCATCTTGGCCGAAAGCCGGGATGGCTTCGACGTTGAGTTGGTTGGCAGAAATGGCCAGTGCCGACACGGTGGCGTAAGTAGACAACGCTGCCGTGGTCAGTGCCGTGGGGCTGGCCGAAGGCTGCATGTACAGGGCGGCTGAAAAACCGGGTAAAACTTTTGCTGGGAGTGCCATGTTGGTTCCTTATAGCGGGTTAAAGACAGCGTGTCTTGTCATGTCGGTATGTCGATTGTAGCGTCTAAAAAGACTTGGTGGAGGCCCAACTTATCGTCATACGAGTGGTAGAGCCATTGCACATCGGTCTTGGTAACGTACAAAGTGCCGTACATGCCGGTAAAGCCATGCAGGGCTTGCAGAACCGTATTGGACATACCCAGCACATCGGCACTGTTCTGGGCGAACAGGCTGATCTGAAAGGTAGGGCGGTCGATGCCCTTCACCGCTTGCACTGGGCCGGTATAAACCGGCTGGTGGATATTGCGCAGTTGCCACGTAACGAACTTGGGCTGCGTGGCGTAATTGCGGTTCATGAGCGCATACACCGGTATCGCACCCATGACCTCGACCAACTTGGCTTGGATGGCCGTGGCGTAATCGCGTGGATTTTGCTGCGTGGCCATCTTTAAACCTTGGTGTTGGGGTCGTTACGGTAGCACAGCAGCGTAACGCTCATGCGGTCATTCGATTCCATGACATCCGTGATACGCCAGTCGTTGCCGCGCCACGTAAGCGAGTACAGGTTCTGGTGATCGACGATCTGTTTCATGTTGGGCGTGTAGTTGAACGTTAAATTAACGAGGTCTTGATACACGCGGTATTTAGCGTCAATCTCAAGATTGTTTTTAACGTCGCGCACACGCGCCCGGGTATTAAACCACAGCGTTTCGGTAACGGTGTAGTCTCCGAGCGTGTCCACGCCGAAACTTAGCGTGTTGACTGCTACGTTCTCGTACCGTTCGATGGCCATGTCACAGCACCAGCGGTTTGTACGGCCTCAGCAGCATGTCGATACCCCAAGGGATAACGACCTGTGCTTTGGACGTGGTTTGCGATCTGTTGTTGTACAGGTGAGTCAGCAGCAGCAGTCCGGCTTGCTTGATGACCGGGTAAGCGGCCATGGGGTTGGCGCCAAGGGTGTACTCGACCCAGATAGGGTTGGTCACGCTGGTGTTGACCTCATCCGGCATCGAACTGATAACGACACGGTTGCCCGACAGGTCGTAAAAGTAGACGCTGGGGTCGAGCACCGTTTCGGTCGGGGGCATGCCACTCGCATAGTAGGCCACCTTCGTGATGGTCGGTGTGCCGTTGAGGGTGCTGGGGATGTCCAGCGCAAGCGGGTTACCGTAGAGCGAATTGAGCGAGTAGTACACACGGTACGCTTCGCTCACGAAGGACGCGCCCAGATAGTCCTCAATGGCCATTCGGACAGCCAGTTCAAGCGGCCCGAGATAAGCCGCTTGACTGTCATCACCAAATAAGTTCAGTTGGTTTTGAACTTCGTCTTGGGTCAGCCACGCCGTTGACACATCGCGGTCGATGAGTTCGATTCGCTCATAGTTGAACGGGTTTCGTGTCGGGCCGAGGTCACTCGGCAACATCACGGAGTCAATGGCGCTCATGGCGATCCTTAGACGGTGAACCTGATGCCTGCAAACACGTCACGCACGGTGGACACCACGCGCTTCTCGCCGTACAGGTTGATGAAGCCTGGCTGCGTCTGCTCCATGCGTTGCAGCTTGATCTCCGGGAAGTCCCCGATGGTCATGAACCGGGGCCAGTTGGCCAAGTACATCGGCGCCACATTGATGTCGAGGTACGGGTTGGGGACCACGGGGAAGCCGAACAGGAAGGCCACTGCACCGCCGTCCTCGTCACCGACTTCAAGGAAGAAGGGGATGCCGGTCGTGGGCACTTTCAGGGCACGCAAGGCCGTGATCATGTCGGGGTGAATGTGCCATGCCGTACCCGGCATTGCCCAGTACTGGGCGGGCAGTGCGCCGACCACGTTCACGATGTCGTCGTAGGCGATGGTAGCGCCTGCTTTGGCCACGGTCTTGATGGTGTGGATACCGTTGGTCAGGCCCGTGCCGCTGGTGCCGAATGCGGCGCTGGTGCCGCCCGCGTAAGTGGCCAAGCCGCGCAGGCCGGAGGTGGCGCCCGTGGCCACCGTGGTGGACCCGGCCTGATCGTCGTTCAGGGCCATGGATGCAGCTTCAAGCTGGCTGAACTCGGCCATGAGGTCATCGACGATGGTAGTGTCCAGCGCGTTCACGTCGGACAGCACGGCAGTGCGCAAGGGAATTTGTGCGGAGACAACACGAACCGGCAATTGCCAGATCGAAGTGTCGATATTCGGGGAACCGCTGTTGGGACTCACCGTGTAGCCCCAAGGGTTAGTGGCATTGGCCGCGTTGCCGGTCTTGGCCACGAACTGGGCATCCGAGTCCGTGAGCACGATCTGGCGGGAGCCTTGGCGGAAAGGGTTGATGTATCGCGCAGCAGCGAAAGCATCGTCAAAGAGGACTCGACCGCCAACGCCAGAGCCGCTGCAGGTGATGTTCGACTGCTCTTTAAGGTCAATGGTTGCTTTGCCCTCGGTCAGAGCCGTCTTCACGCCGTTGAGGATAAGTTCGTTGGTTTTCATGGTCGAGTCTCTAGGAGTTAAAACAAAGGGGGCCGAAGCCCCCTCCGGACTTAGGCCGCAGCCGTACCAGTCGAGCGATAACGCACACCAGCGTTCGGGTCACGAACGGAAGTGGCCAGACGCTTCTCACCGTAGAAGGTGATGTAACCGGGCTGGGTCTGATCATAACGACGCATGATCATGTTCAGGCGGTCAACGATGGTGTGGAAGCGGCTCCAGTCAGCGAAGAACATGGGGTACTTGCTCACGGTGCCAGCGGCGCCGGTTGCCAGTTGCGAAGGTGCATCCATGTACTTGTTGACGACCACATCGAAGCCCAGCAGTTGGCCGACGATACCGTCGTTGCGGGCCAGACCGTCGATGTAGACAGGACGCTTCTGGTCATCGGTCAGACCGCGAATCGCTTGCAGCAGAATCGGGCTGATCATGAACTTGGCGTCAGCAGTCCAGTACTGCTGCGGCAGGCTGTAGATGAGGTTCACAACGTCTTTGTACGAGATGTTGTTGGCGCCCACCGTGTTGGCGTTGGTGGTCAACTGGTCATAGGTGGCCAGCGAGTGCAGACCAGAACTGGAGCCGGTGCCGCTGGAGCCAAAAGCTGCGGTGGACACGGTGCCGCCAGTGTAGGTAGCGTTTGCGCCGCCGTACTGGTCCAGACCACGCAGGCCGTCTGCGCCGCCAGTGGACACGGTGGTGCCGCTGCCGGTCTGGTCGTTGTTGGCGATCATGGACTGGGCTTCGACCTGGGCGAACTCCATCAGCATGTCGTCAACCACGTTGGCTTCCAGACCGTCGATGTCGTCCAGCGCGGCGGTACGGATCGGGAACTGGGCGTTCACGTCCTTGAGCACCACTTGCCAGATCGAAGTGTCTTCGGTCGTGGGGGTGCCGTTGTTCTGCACCGGGTAGCCCCACTGAGCGCCAGCGTTGCCGGTCTTCACGCGGAACTGATAGCTGGAGCCTTCAGTGGTCACGACGCGAGAGATGCCGCGCAGCGGGTTGGCCAGACGCAGAGCAACGAAGGTCGGATCGTAGGCGGTACGACCACCCTTGCCGTCGCCGCCAGCGGTCAGAGCCGAGGATTCAGCCATGTAGGCGTTGTACTCGGACTCGTCAGCGAACATCTTGAACTCGCGTTCAAACTGGGTCTTGGAGCCGTTGGCGATGTCGCGCAGTTGCTCTTTGACGTGCTTGTTCACATCGGCGCGAACAGACTTTTCGATTTTGACGATGGCAGGGGCGCCGATCTCAGCCACTTTGGCTTCCAGAGCCTTGACGGTCTCTTGCATCTCGACCTTGACGGCCTCGATAGCGGAGACAGCAGCCTCTTTGGCTTCAGCGGCTTTGGCTTCGGCGTGAACCTTGGCTTCAGCGATCTGGGCTTCGCTGGCGGCTTTGATGCCGTCCAGTTTTTCGATAACTTCTTTCAACATGATGGTTTCCTTAAAAACGCTTTGAGATTTCAGCCAAGAGTTCGCGCTTTTCGAGTTCGCGCAACAACTCGGCCGCTTGAGCCGCGTCCGTATCAGCATCCCGCTTCGCGGAGTTGGTTTCAGGGGCACTGGCGGCAACATCCCGCTGCGCGACAACGCCCTTGAGAACAGACGCGGCTAGTTTCGCGTCTTCCTTGGCAAGTCCTGCGTCACGCAGGGCTCGCTCAATGACCTTGAGATCGGCCGAACCGTCAGGCCGGAAAAACTCCAGCTTGCTGATCTCGGCCTTGGTGTTGTTCGGGTACATAACGACAGAGACCTCGCGCAGACCGCCCTTGGTGATCTGGAAGTAGCCTTCGTCCCACACGTCAGCAGAGCCAGCGGGGAAGACATCGCCCTCTTTCGTGACCCACTGGTACTCATCGGCGTATGCGCCAACAGAAACGCCCCCGAACATCTTGGGGCTTTCTTTCATGACCGTGTACAGGTCTCGGCCTGCCGTTGTGTTCATGAAGATGCGGCCGGTGCCGGACATGCCGTTGTCATCCATCTCCAGCCCGGTCCACTCGCCCACGGGCACCTGTTGGCCTTCATGGTTGACGAACATGGGCAACGGACGACCCGACTTTTTGAACTCGTCGGCCCATTGGGCAAAGCCCTCGGGCTTGTAGAAGAACTTGCGGCCATCGGCACCTTCGCGGGCGCCCCACGTAGTCCAGGTGGCCTCAATAACTCCAGTCGGTTGCTGGCCTTCGTCGGCGTCTTGGCCGAGCGACACTTTGGCTTCGCAAACGATTCTCACATTCTTGGTCATGGGTAGCCCCTGCGTGTTAATGCCCACATTTTAAGCGCGATTTTGTCGTGTGGTGTAGGGGTCAGGCGCTACCGTCACGGCCAGTGCGCCCGATAGTGTCTTTGTTGCCCCCGCCGCCTGTGTCTTGGGGGGACTGCCCCGGGATGCCGTCCGGGCCGCCCTTGGGGTCTTTGAGTTTGTCCGCTTCGGGGTCGTCGTGCTTGGGGTTGCCCAAGTACGCACGGGCCTCGTTTGGCGTCAGTATACCGTTTTTAACGCCTGCGGTGGCGTAATTCATCTGGTCAAGCGGGGCGCCCTTCAGGAACTCGTCCGTCTGAAAGTGAATGCTCAGGCGCGGGAAGCCGTCGAGCAACGCGGTGCCGAACTTCTGCTGGGCATTGATGACGACAGGAAGCATGGTGGACTTGTAGAACTCGTCCAGCAGTGTCTGCGTGTTGTTGAACTTGGTCTGGCCGATGTTGACCAGTTGATGCGGCACGCCAAACAGTGCGGCGATACGCACCATGGTTTGCTCTTTCAGCTTGGCCGCATCCGTATCCTGCATGGTCAGCATCTTGAGCGATTCGTACTTCAGGCCGTTGTCGAGCAAGATACCTTGGCCCGGTTTGCTGGCGTCGGTTGTGCGCGATCCGACCATGTTGGCCCAAGCGTTTTTAATGCGGGCCGCGATCTCTTTGTACTTGGAGTCTGGGATAACGGCATCCGTGTAGAACATGCCCGTGGGCTTGGCACCGTTTTGCAGGACAAAGCTGGCGTACAGGTCGAGGTCTTGGTCGATGCCCACCAGCGTGGTGGCCAGAATGCCCTTGTTGAAGCCCGCAGAGCCCTGCCACGCCAGTTCCTTGGCATGCACGACCTCATGGGGCTGCAACGGTTCGTCTTTGGAGAAGCCGTAGGATGGCGTGGCCAGCCGGTACGTCGGATAACGTCCCGCAGTGATCTGGGCGGTGATGAGCGTGCTGTCCAGCAGGTACATCTCCAACGGGGTCTGCGTGATCGACTTGCGGTCTTTGCGCCAGAACACCGTGAAGGCTTCGCCGGACAGGTCGTACCACAGCAGCCATTGCACCCAGAACTCATAGGCTGACTGAAACTTGTTGGGGTTGTTCAGGAGGTTGTACACCGCCCGAGCCTTGGTGCGGTTGCGGTCATCGACGCTCTTGTCCGTGCAGGCATCGACCACGGCGCCCGTATCGGTCTCAAACATGATCTTGATGGGCAACTGCGCCAGCACGCGGGCTTTAAGGGCCACGCAAGTCATAACGGTGCTGTTGCGCGACAGCGTGGACATATCCACGATGCGGCCAGATTCGGACGAAGCGGAGGTGGTGACGTAGAGAAGCTGTGAACCGGCGATGTTTTTATCGGAACCGGCTTGCCGAATGATGTTGTTACCGAGCGCCGTTTGGCCAAAAAGCGTGTTGCTTTCGGTCGAAGTTTTCTTCGTTTTCGGGTCAGTACTCTGCGCTGCGTACTTATCCTTGTTGTAAATGTCCATGTTAACCCCTCAAAATTCTCTGAAACCGTATGAGTCGGACGCGACAGGATTGTCGAGTGCGCAGTGCATGGCGATTATAAGGGCCACGATACCGTCAACCTTGGCCGCTTTGTCCGCTTCGTTCTTGCGCACTTTGATGTTGCCTTGAACGTCCTCATAGACTTCGCAGTTACCCAACTGCCAGCCCGTGAATGGATTGCCGTCGTGTTTTATTTGGCCCGCAAGGATAAGTTTTTCGACATGCTTGCTGGGGTTGCTCAGAACCGCCATGCCTTGGCCGACTTTCTTGACGGGTAGCTGATCCTCGTACAGCTTGGACACAAGGCTTGCAGCGTTATAGGAATCGTACCCGATTTCCTTGATGACGTGTTGGTACTTTTGGTGCTGACGAGTTATGTAGGCATAAATCTCGTTGTTATCCATGACGTTGCCCTCCGTGAGATGGAGGATGCCGGAAGACTGCGCCAGCCGGAAAACGTCTTGGTAGTGCTTGGGGATAAGTTCAAACCCGGCCTCGGGCAGGAAGTACATGAACTCGGCCTCAAAGTCATCCTCTGCGTACCGTTTGAGCGTGCAAATAGCGTTCAAGTCCCGTGTGCTGGCCAAGTCGAAGCCGATAAAGACAGCCTCCGGTTCGCGGCTGGTTGTGGCGCCAGCCACTTTGTCCCAGTACGACCGGTCCACCCAAGCCGAATTGGCCGACACGAACACGTTGAGCGTTTTGCACAGAAACTCGTTAAGCGCGGCTGGCTTGTGCTTGGCCTCGGCTGCGCGGGCTGCGATGGCCTCGCTGAACACACTGATACCGTGCATGGGGTTGGCTTTGGCCCAGACCTCGGGGTCCGCCCAGTCGTCCTCAGGGTCAAGCCCGTACAGCAAACCAAACCAGCGCGGGTTGTCCTCAGCCTCACCACGCAGCATGGTCTCAACCATCTGCATGTCCTCATAGAACTTCGTGTCTTTGGTGAATGAGGCCGTGGTGATATAGACACGCAGCGGGTTCTTACGGGCCACCATGCCCGAGAAGATAACTTCAATCGAGTTACGGTCCACGATGGCCGCACCCTCGTCGATGATCGCGCATGACGGGTTCTTACCGTCGCCGGTCTTTTTGTTGTCGCGGCTCAATGCCTTGAACATGGACTGGCTGTCACCGACCTTGCTTATCAGAGCCTTGTTGACATCGTAGACGGCCGCAAGTTCCGTGGGCATCCGTTCGATGAAGCCCTTGGCCGCGTCGAACACGATGCTGGC